AGTGTCTTGATATCACTTATCGCAGTTACTAATGGTCCACGACCATATACTTCACCAGCAACTTTCATGTATCTGGATACAATGAATGGACTAGAACGCATTTCACGGTAAACTAATTCTTGGCGTTTAGAAGGCCATATAACATGATAATGATATCTACCAGACTCCTGGTCAAATATAACTGCGTCAAACAGATCTAATTCTTCTTCTGGCTTTCTGTCAATAGCTTCTTGCAGTTCTGTTGTCATTTGCAAACCAGGAAACTCTCTTTCGATTGCTTCTGCTTTAACTCTTAGCTTACGGTATATGTTATCAACATTGCCGTAATTACCTTCCTCAATAGCAACTAAGTATTGCGGAATAGATGTAAACCTAACTGGTGTTGCTTCATCGCCTGGTGTAATCATCATAACAGCTGTACCAACAGCCAGGTCTAATAAAAACTCACCCATAGCCAGGTCAAAGTTTGTTTGTCGTAATGTCTCAAACATACGTACATTAAATTTATCTAGTGCTTCTTGTGCTGGTAATTGACTTTCCTCTGGTATGCCTGATCCTGGCTCTAGTCTGCACCACATTTTGTATGGTGGGAACAAACCAGCTTGCAGTCTGTTAGCAAAACGCTGTGTTGCGTGTATCGCTGTAGAGTCAAATATCCTGGCTGTTTTGGATTTACCAGCCACCTTGCCTTCGTAATAACCAGAATATAAATTACGTTGCGGTAAAGCATACTCATAACAATCTTCGTAAATAGATCTCCATTCATCTTTACGAGATTGTGCTTTCGCTTCTCTAGCCATAATATCTTTTACATTTAGTTTAGGCATTTTTACTCTCATTTCTTTTGCTTATAGCTGCACCTTTCTTGCGTGCATCTGCTTTTGAAGAAGCACCCCAGGCTTGGAGGGATAGTAGCAAGCGGGTGGGTCTTCCTTTTGCGTCTCTCTCAGGCCCAGGGTTGTTACCCATCCGTGATAGGAAGGAACCACGGCGTGGATTATCACCAGACTTTACTGGCCTTTTTAGATTAGCACCTTGGGTACGCTTAAAAAATTTTCTACCAGCTTCGTTTAGTCCACCTTTGGGATTCTGGAATCTTTTAGCAACCATGTTGCGTCCTATCTGCCGATACGAATTGATGCTGTTCCTGAGGTATATTCACCAGTTTTTATGCCAGCTCTATAAACAACAACAGGCTCTGGATCTGATCCAGCTGTTTCGATTGGTGCCGTGAATGTATCTACATCACGCCATGTTGCACCCTGGTCAAAGCTACGTTGTACAGTTACAGTACCTACAAATGTTCCTGAGATGGAAAGATTAAAGTCACCTACGACATAAAGGCCGTCACTAAAAGTGTTCTGGGCACTTACATCTTTTGTTACTAATCCTGTGTCTTTATCTAAAACAGCCATTACTTACTCCTTGCTTTTTCTATTTTAGCCATAGTGCCAAACACATAAGCTTTTTTACGCTTTTCTTTTAGACCTAGTTTTTCTGCTCTTAGGAGCAGCCTTTTCTCCAGTTTCTTTGGCATCTACTTTTTCCTCTACAGATTCAGTTGATTGTACGTTTTTTGTAAAGATACGCTCATCTTCTTTAATCTTGGTCATTAATCACCTCCAAGTTTAGTTTGCGTTTCGCCTTCTTGTCTTGCTGGTGAAAACAGAAGTCTCATACCGCCTGTCCTCATAGATTTAACTTTTGCTCTTGCCTGTGCAGCTGACTCTCTTTCGGCAGTCTCTGCACGTTGCTCAGCTCTAAGCCTGGCTTTCTTTGCTTCTGGTGTTTCTCCTGGTACTTTTGGTGAACTAAATAAACCGCCCATTATACAAACCTCGTCATTAAATAATAATCGGCACCTTCTGGACCGAATTGTCGCATTATTGCTTCTTCTTTAAAATACAATGATTTTGCAAACTTGTAAGCTGTATCATTCGACACACGAACGGCTATCTGAAGACGCATCATGTCGTATTCTTGCATAACATTTGTTAAAATCTTTCTGGCACCACGTACAACAGCTATCGCATTATCTTCTATACCAGCACCAGGTAACATCCATGCTTCGTACACATGTGGCCAAAAAGGTCTTACTCCAAAAATAAGAATGATTTTACCTCTTACAACAGCTGTCCAGGTCAATAACGGATCAGCATTTTGTATAATGTATTGGTCATAGTTAGGAATATTACTCACATACTCTAGCTCATAGCCTTTTAACTCTAGGCTATAAAGGTGATTAGGCTGGAATGGTACGATTTGTTTGTCTGGTGCCAGGTTAATTGTTGCTAATTGTAGCATTACATAATCTCAAAATCAGTATTAGCCATGTATGTTGCACCAGCTGACGTGTAAGCACCACGTCTTAAACGTCTTTGCTCACCTCCACCTAGCATGAGATATCCAAATGCGTCACCGCAATGTGAGTGTTCGTTCTTTACTGGACTATCTTTGAACCTTTCTTGCCCAGCACCCAGGCTTTGTCTCTTAAAAAAGTAACCACCAGATAAACTTTTACGCAATCTTAGGCATCTTTTGTCTACCATAAGTCCTGGTTTGCCACTTATTAGCCTTGTCATAGGCGATGCACCAGCTTCTCTACGTACCTGGAAAGCGTTACTGTCTGTCGGCTGTGCTTTAAATCCTAAACTACGCAAGTGGTCAAAGGCAGTTACCTCGTATATCTCATCTCTTTTGCTACCAGCTGGATCACCCCATATCATAATTTCATGTTTGCTGTATCGTTCCGATATCCTAGCCAGTAATTCCTGGCCAAATCTTTCTAATCCCATGTCAAATGTGACTAATTCATCTACAATACGCCATGCACCACCAGCACTACGTTGTCCAAAGATAGCAGCTGGTGTTAATCCAAAGTCAATTCCTATCTGTAAAGGATAATACGGATCTAGCTCCACGTCACCAGACATCATCTCATCATCATATTCTGGCCAAACTGGTCTGCCTTCTTGCACAAATGTAAACTTGCCTTCTGCATAGCATCGTATCCAATCAGCGTTTTTACCGCCAAGTAATTGTTGATAATATCCTGGTGGTAGATTGTTTCTATTTTCTGCATTTGGATTCACGTGCCACCATTTACCACCGCTATGCACGAACCCTTGGCTCTCAGGATGTTTTTCTGGCACTTCATCAGGACCAGCCATTATAACTCCGCCTGGTTGTCTAAAAAATGTCCAGGGATATGCTCCGCCGATAGGATTCTTTTCTGCCAGGTCATGCCACCAATGGTCATTGTCTGGTGGGTTTGTATCCATCCATATACCATACCAGGACGGACCGCCGTCTGCTTTTGTAGGATATCGTCCAACACGGTGTGTTAGTCCATCTATAACAGCTTTCGGCAGTTCACGTGCTTCATTTACCCAGGCACCTGTTAATTCAAGAGATAATAATTTACGCACATCTTGCGGTGAAGCAAGTGCCATAAATATAACTTCGCAATCAATACCAGCTGCATCACCACGGCTAGGCAGTTTCAAGTGATGCGATATTGGTGGCTGCCATCGCATACCACCCCACGTAGCTTCTGGGAATAATTCTTGCCAGGTCTTTATCGTAGTTGTTCTAAGTTCTGGATATGTATTCCTGACAACAACAAAACGGCTATATCGAATCCCATCCCTAGGTGAAGGCTTTTGTCTCACGGCACGCAGCATAATCTCAGCAGCACAACCATAACTCTTGCCAGAACCAACAGGTCCCATAAGTCCTCTTACAAAGCTATTATCGTTTAAAAACTTATAAACAGTTGGTGAATTGCTAAAATCCAGGTTAAGTGACGGTATATCACTTTTCGGCATCTTTTTCCTCATAGGTTGTCGTAGTTTCTTCTGGGCCTTTGATATTTATTCCAACAATACTAGGTTTATCTTCGTTCTGTTCAGCATCTAACATGCCAGACGCTTTCGCAAGTACCCTCAATACAGAAACTTTATCGTGCATTTCTATTGTCACATCACTTCCACGCACAGATATTTTCTTTATTGCCTTCAAAGCATGTTCTGGAATCTGGTCAAACTCTTTTATCGTACCATCTAAATTAACAACATCCGTTATATTAGCCGTGCCAAGAGCAATTAACTCAGAAGCAACCGCTTCTTTATGTTGATACAGCGTTTCTGAGCGTCCAATCCGCCGTTGTATCATACGTACACCGCCAAATCGTCCCAAAGGTGGTCGCTTATCCGACATTCTCTAGCTCCTTATGGCAAGCACCACACTTAACAACGTCTGGTTCTTCTTCCCAAATACGTCCACGTGTCTGCTTACCACACCAATCACAGGTAACATAATCCTCATAATACCGTTTAAAAGGGTACTTCGACGTCTGGCTCTCCATTACCTCCTCCTAAAGTACTTGTACCGTTCTTTACCGAAGAATAACTTGGACCGCTATCCATCCCACTTGGTGTAAATCCATCACGGTCACCAGTATCCTCAAACATTGATAACCATATATCACCTTCCTTATTCGGCAAAGGTAAAACTTCTAGCTTAATCCTTAACTTGCCATCATCCTTCTCAAACGCCTTCCCAATACGCAGCCATATCGGCTTCTCACGTCCTGGTATCTCCTTCGCTTGTACTACGTTAAACTTCTTCATTGTATTATTCCTTCCTAAAAGTGTTTAGTTATTGCGATATCCTAACCTATTTCTGAAAAAATGGAAAATAGTTTTTTGGGACCCCCGTACACACAGCGAGGGGGCAGGGGGGCAAGGGGTACCTTTTCAAAAAGTGCCTGGGCACGTGTGAACCGTGCAATCGTGCAAGCGTTTTGACCTGTTCCAGGTGTAACAATGCGTGCTATATTACCACATGCCATTAATCGCTCTATAAGCTCCGTATGCGTGCCGTAACCTTTTTTAGCACGTCATCTACCTTTTTATTGCCTGACATGCTCAGAGCACGCTGTATCGGCTTTTGAAAGTATCCTAAACCCCTAGCCAAGTCCCTGTTGTTGTCTCTACAGTACTTGACATGGCTTGTTAGTATGTCTGACCAGGTCGCAGCATCTAATCCTTGACGAATCCAGCCAGCCATTACTTCTTCGTCACGGTTATTGTAATTCCTAGGAGTTCCATTTGCATCAGCAAACTTCAAAAACAAACTAC